GATCAGGTACTTGATAGCGTCGCTGTCGAGCCCGCTGCCGAGATCGAAGTCGTAGGGGCTGGTGGTCGAGGAAAGCCACACCGCGTTGGGCACATCGCGCCCGCCGCCGATGCCGAGGCGACCCTCGTGAAAGCAGGTCGAACGGATCCAGCCGCGGACCGGCGAGAACGCCTGCTCGTCCCACTCGGGGTCCCAGTCGGGGGACGCGATGGGGTCGAAGTTGTAGCCCTGGGCGTGCTGCGAATCGACCACGTTGGAGATCCAGAACACCAGTCCCCTGTAGCGGAACCGGCAGCCAACATGGCCGGCCACGAAGTGCGGCGCGTCGGTGTAGGCGTTGATGAAGTAGCTCGGCCCGGATGCCGCATCGACGATCATGCGGGTCGCCGGCAGGGCATACTTGTGGAACGGCAGGGCTTGCGCGCCGTTGGTTCGGACGAACCATGCCGCGGTGAGCGGGCCGATCGTGAAGGTCGCCGCCCCGGTGCGCTTGATGAGCTGGGTCTCGAAATCGGGATGCGACACGAACATGGTGTCGAGTTCCTGCGACACCTGGATCAGCTCGCTCGCCACCTGCGCCTCGGTCCACGGACAGCCGGTCAGGAACATGCAGAAGGCTCTTGTCACCTTGTTCCAGATGTCGACCCGGCCGGCCGAGAACACCACGGTGTAGGCCTGGGTCGAGGAAAAGACGAACTCCTCGACCTGGTAGCTTGGCACCGCCGGCAGCTCGACCAGCAGGTTGAGGCCGGGCCGCCGCGTCACCCCGCCCTGCGGCAGCGAGCGGCAGTTGACCACTTCGGCGGCCGACGCCCGGTAGGCCGGGTTGTCGAGCCGCGACCGCATGGCGGCCGAGATCGCCCCGTTGTTGAAGTTGGTCTGGACCTGCCGCATCACGACGTGAAGCCTCCACGGCTGCGCCGGACGCGCTCGAAGCGGGTCATCCGCATGACCTTGGTGGTGACGCTCTGGCTGTCGCGGGTCTTGGCGCGGCGGAACTGCATCTCGCTCATCTCGCCCATTGACTTGATCTGGGCGGGGTTGCGCGTCACCGAGCCGGCCAGCGCCTCGGCGATCCGCATGATGACCAGCAGCATGAAGCCGGGCGGCCAGAACGCCTCGGCGACGCGGTACTGGTAGGTCGCCACCAGCTCCTCGCCGGGATCGACGTCGCAGAACAGCCGGCCGCCATTGATGTCGTAGCGGATGCCTTCGGTCGTGTTGGCGCTGATCCGCTCGATGGTGAAGGGCTGGCCTTCCTCCATCACGGGAAGGTGATAGGCCGTTTCGTAGCGGTCGAGCGGTGGGCTGGGATCGACCTCGAGGACCTGCTGGCCGGTGCAGTGACGCCACGGATAGGCGGCCGTCACGTCGGCCACGATGACTTCGTAGATCTGGCTCGCCACCACCACCTCGGCGCGGTCGAGCTCGCTGAATGACGTGATCGGATCGAGGCCGAGCAGTACGGCCGCTCTCGAAACGACCTCCTGCGGGTTCTTCGGGAGCGGTTCCTGGGCCATGCGATCTCCGAAAAAACGGGGGCAGGTTGGCGCCTGCCCCCTAAGTCCCTCGCACGCTACTAAGCGAAGTTGGGCAGGCTGAGCAGGACGACCCCGGTGACAGGATCGGAGGCGTTGACGTCGGCGGTGAAGAACACCGTGCCGTTGACGGCATTGACGTAGATGCGGGTGCCTTGCGGCATGTCGGCCCACACCGGATTGAAGTAGTTGGCTCCCTTGACGGTCGCCGCCGTGTCCGCCGTGTCGTACTTGAAGACGCGGCCGCGACCGCTCGCCATCAGGAGGCCAAGGCCAGCTCGAGCGAAAGCCATGGTTCCCTCCTAGGCGTAGTTGATGGTCGACGCGACGGTGACGGCGCCGGTTGCCCGCACCGCCGTCACCACCGCCATGTCGAACGTGCCGTCGCCCGAGACGCAGTGGATGCGATCGCCCACGGCGAGGTCGTTGGCGACGGTGGTGAAGTAGTTGGCGGCCTTCACGGTCGCCGACGTGTCGGGCGTGATGAACAGCCACACCTTGCCGTTGCCCGAGGTGCCCATCAGCTCGAGATGGTCACGCTGGAAGGCCATCAGGCGTAGTCCGCCTGGGTCAGCACGGTGACGCCGCCCGGCGCGCTGGGCGGATTGGGCGCTACAGGCGCCGTCACGGTAGCGACCACGGCGTCGGTGAACACGCCGTTGCAGTTGAGGAACAGGCGATCGCCCGGCGTGAAGTCGTGCCAGGCGGGCCCGAAGTAGTTGGCGGCGATCACCGTCGCCTTGGCATCGGTGGTCGTATACATGAAGGCGTCGCCGCCACCGCCGGTCGAGAGCAGCGAGAGCTTGGTGCGATCGAAGGCCATCGGAAAGTTCCTTGTGTGAGAGTGAGGAAAAGAGAGAGGTTTAAGCCTCTCCCTTTTTTTTCGTCAGACCTTGAGCGAGCACTTGATGACGCCGTTGGTGTCGATCATGACGGCGTTCATCTGCATCTTGTTCATCGCCCAGTAGGCGGCACGGGTGCCTTCGTAGGTGATCGTCGAGTTCACGTCCTCGCCGATCGCGTGGCCGATCGCGGAGCGGTGGAACAGGTAGTTGGTCGAGTTGGTGCCGCGCACGTAGCCCGAGAACGGCATCCACATGAAGCTCATCCAGCGCTTGGCCTGGGTGCCCATCTTGTAGGGCAGGTCGTCCTCGCCGACGTACTGGCTGTTGGAGAATTGCGGGATCGCCATCAGGCGGCCCCACTGCTCCCAGCCGATCAGGGCGTAGCGGTCGCCGTCGTCGGGCACGTTGTTGTTGCCCATCGTCACCATGCTGGCCGTCGCCCAGGCGAGCGTGGCGCCGTTGGTCACTTCGTCGTTGGTCACGGTCGACGCGCTCAACGCGGCGATGATCTGCTCGTCGGTCTTGCGGCCGAGCGCGAAGGCGCCGGCGCGCTGGGAGGCGAGCATCTCGTCGTGGTTGACGCGCAGCACGTCGAGGTCGTCGATGAAGTCGCCGGCGTACCAGTCCTCGACCGTGACCGAGACGTTGGAGTGGGCGTTGTTCATCGGCGGGATCACGGCGTTGCGCGCCTTCTGGGTGGCGACGCCGCTGCCGTAGATCTGGAAGGTGGTCTTGTTCTTGACGCCGGAGCGGGTCCGGCAGCAGGCGCGGAAGTGGCTGCCCTGCAGCTGGTAGACTTCATGCACGCCCTGCTCGAACTCCTGAACAAAGGCGACGTCGATTGTCGGGTTGGGCATCGGGTTCTCCGTCAAAGATGTTGATCTTCGGACGGTTATCCCGGTGTCGGGCGGATGGATTGTCCCTTAGACGCTACGTCTTGACATAGCGTCCTGGGGTCCGGTCAGGCAGGCGGGGCCGAGTGCCGGACCTTACACCGGCTAGTTCTGCTTAGACAACCGCTGGAAGCCGGCCCGCACCTTGGCGACGAAGGCCGGATCGATGCGGCCGCCCACCCCGGAGTATTTCGGGTCGCGCATCATCTGGGCAAGCTCGGCCCGCGTGTAGGTCTCGCCCGGCAGGTCGGCCGCGTTGTCGGCGATCGGCGGGCTGCCCGCCACCACCATCAGTTCCTCGACCGCCTTGATGAGGTTGGCGGTCGCCGGCATGCGCGCCATGGTGTTGTAGTTCTCGGCACTGAGGTTGCCGCGCAGCCAGCCATCGACCCGGGCATGGCGGGCGTCGGCGTTGGCGCCCAGCAGCTTGGCCTCGTCGACCCACGCCGGCTGGGCGGCGATCATCTGGCCGACATAGCCCTGGATGATCTTGTTCACGTCGTCCTGCGGCACGCCGTAGTGGTGCGCCGTCTCCTTCAGCCAGTTCAGCATCGGGTCGTCGGCCTTGAGCTGGATGGCCTGCTCGCCGATCTTGAACTCGCCGTCGATCTTGTAGTCGCCCGGCGTCGCCGGAAGGGCTGCCACGCGGTCGGCCTCGAGCTGCGTCTTGACCTCGGCCGCGACTTCCTCGCGCCGGCGGAACTGCTGGCGCTCGAGCTCGGTGTAGGACTTCAGGACTTTCTGGTAGTCGGGCTTGCCGTCGACGAGGAACTTGTCGGGGACCTTGATCTCGCCGTCGCCCGCCGCAGCGCCTTTGCCAGCACCGTCGCCCGCGGCGCCTTTTTCAGACCCGGCACCTTTACCAGCCCCCGCCGCTGCGCCTGCTGCCTGATCTTTTCCGTTCGCAGCGCCACCTGCCGTGCCGCCCGACCCCGCTCCGCCTGCCGCGCCGCCTGCCGCTCCAGCGCCGCCTGAATCGCCTGCTCCAGCTCCAGCTGCTCCGGTATCGTCGCCATCGGCCATGACTACCCCTGAATTAAAGTGAATTAATAATGATTTTTAATTCACTGGTTGCGGACCTGGGAGCCCGGCGCGACCTGGTTGAGCAGCCGGTTGGTCCCCTTGGCGGTCATCGCCCGCGTGGCGACCCGCGGCGCCTCCTGCTGCCACTGCTCGGGCTCGAAGCCCGGCGCGTAGGCGAGCTTGCCGATGGTCAGCGGCCGGTGCTCCTTCTGCTCCGGCGTGCGGATGCCGTACTTCGCCGTGTCGCCCATCAGCTTGCCGCCCGAGCAGTAGACTGGGCTCGTCGGCTGCG